GTACTTGTAACTCTGACATATAAGACCTTTTTTTGAGAGTTGTTGAAGCTGTTTTTGTGACCTATAGTAATCACGCGCTCATTATGTGTCTACAAAAAATCTAATATTTCTTGTATTCTCCAAATATTAAGTGGAAACTAAATTCTAGCTTTTATGTTTCCGTAACTCTCTAGTAGTAAGGTAGTACTTGCATGAAAGATGACAAGAAAAAGGTCAAGATCGCAAAAGATGTCAAGGTCACACGTGGAAAAGAAGCTAAAATGAAAGAGAAGGCTGGCGGGTCTAATGTCGGCAAGTACAAAAACGTCAAATCGTCTGAGTTTGCAGGTGAAGAAGGTGGCGCTCCTGAAGGAAGCTATCCAATAAACACAAAATCAAGAGCAAAGTCAGCACTCAAGTTAGCACATAACGCACCCAATCCTTCGGGAATCAAGCGCGAGGTATATAAAAAATATCCCGAGCTTAAAAAAGACTCTAAAAAGAAAAAAAAATAGGGCAACTATGAAAAAACAAAACTATAAAGATCATTATGACGAGCATATGGGCATGATGAAAAAAGGTGCAGAAGTTGAAAAAGCTCCGCGCTATAAAGCTCATGAAATGAAGTCTGATTTTCCAGACATCGCGTACGGTCAGTCTGGTAAAGAAGGCTACAAGAGCGACATGGAAAAGATTAAAAGACAAAAAGCTCATTGCTATGGGAGAGACGTATAGTGACTCAAGAACTTGGTGAAACATCCTCTGCAATGTCTCAAAACTTGTTAAAAATGGTGGAAGAAACGGCGCGTGATACTAAAAAAAACACACCGTTTTACATCGTTTTCCATGCAAAAGCAGACAAAGTGGCAGGCAATGCAATCAGGCAAGCAATAGCAGTATACGACTTAGTGCCAAAGAACTTTTTGGGCATCCTCGTCTGGTACGTGGACAAGCTAAAAGGCATTTTGGAATTTAAACCGGATCTATCAAGCCCACCGGATTTACCGGTAGATCCATCAATTCTAACGGGAGATTTTAGCCCGGAATTGGCTACAAAGGGCAAAAGATTACATGTTTTAGCATCGTAAGAAATGGGCGTATTAGGCCGCCGCCAGGCCAAAGGATACTATGACAGCAGAAGAACAAGCGGGCGTAATGGACTCTGCCGCCGAGAGTCAGGAAAATTATTCACAAGAAGCTTATGAGACCTCTCATGACGAGGGACAAGTTGCTGATCACAACGAAGCTCAAAACAGTCCTGAGATGAATTTCAAAGCGTTCAGAGAAGAAATTGACCAAATTAAAAATGAACGGAATGAGTTACGGCAACAGCTGGAACTACTTCGACAAAATCAGTATCAGCAGCAATCCCAACAAGAGGAAAGCTACTTACCTGATGGTGTCGATGAAGACGATTATGTAAGCGCTAAGCAGCTTAAGAACATTCTTGAGCAGCGCGAGCAGCAATACAATGAACGTCTTATGGAAATGCAGTTTGCGCAAAACCATCCCGACTATAACGAGGTTCTGGAAAAGTATACCAGACCTCTTTTACAAGAAAAACCGCATTTGCTTGACGGCTTACGTGCAGCTTCTAACAAGGCTCTTTATGCGTATGACCTGGGTAAAATGGCAATGGAAAGGCAAAATATGGCTACCAATTCACATCAAACTAATAACGCGGCTCGAATTGTGCAGAACGCAAATAAACCCGCTACTTTGTCTGGTGCTGGTGGATCTGCTCCTTTACGTGCTGCTAAAGACTACTCAAAGATGACTCGTGAAGAATTCTTGAAAGAAGTCGATCGTAACAGACGAGCTATGCAATAACAAAAAGGTAATTTATGGCTCTATCAAATAGTACCAATATACCTCCAGAAGTGCGCCAGTACTTTGACCGCTTGCTTCTTGAACTAGCAAGACCGTATTTTAACTATGATAAGTTTGCTCAGCAGAGAACTATTCCTGAAAAGAGCGGCGATATCATGGTCTTTAGACGTTATGGCACCTTTGCAGCTGCTACAACACCTATTACAGACGGTCAAACACCTTCAGGAAACCAAGCGTCAACACTTGACTTTGGCGTTCAGCTGGATCAGTACGGTTCATTTGTAACTACAACTGACCGCGTATTATACACCACCCAAGATAACGTTCTTAACGAACTTACAGAAGTGCTTGCGCTTCAGATGGGTCTTACAATCGATACATTGATCCGTGACATGATGGTATCAACTGCATCGACAATCGCATCTACAGGCGGATCAAACGGTAATACTCCTACAGAGCTTACCGATGAAACTGTCCAAAATGCAATTACCGCACTTCGCTTAGGTGAAGCACGCTACATCACTAAAATGATGGATGCAACAGACAAGTTCAATACAAGCCCTCTTAGAAAAGCGTATTGGGGACTTGCACCAGAAGAAATCAGAAAAGATATTGAGAACATCGGATCTTTCGTAGCTGTTAACAACTACTCAAACCAAGCTGAAGCGCTTGATGCAGAAGTTGGAACAACTAGAAACGTTCGCTGGTTGACATCTACAAACGGGTTTGTATCAACAGATGCAACACCAGTTTATAGCTCGTTTATCTTAGGACAAGAAGCGTACGGTATTGTAAACCTTGGTTCACAAAACGCTCGTATGTATGTCAAGTCGCTTGGTTCATCTGGTACTGCTGACCCTCTAGATCAGAGATCATCAATAGGTTGGAAAATCTGGTTTGCTTCAAGAATCTTGAACGATAACTGGATCACACGTGTAACATCAACACTTGGTAACTAAGGAGATAAAATATGGCTATTATTAAAACAGGCAGTCTAACTGTTGCAGCGAATACAACTGCACAGAATTTAGACCTAGGCTTCATTCCTAGTTACTTTCGTATGATTAACCGAACTGAAATGGGGACTGTGTCAGTAGATGGCGTTATCTATGCTGAGTGGAACCCAAATATGGCAGATGGAACAGCGTTTATTCAAACTGCTACTGCTGGAGCTCCGGTTTGGGATTTGCAAGCAACAGATGGTATCACACCATTTACAACTGCATCGGCAAATGAATTTACAAACACTAACCTAACTATTACTGGCATTACAAACGCATCTCAAGCAGTTGTATCGGCTACTAATAGCTTAGCAGCTGGTGACGTTGTAAGTTTCCATGAAGTAGTTGGAATGTCACAAATCAATACTTTAGTTGGTACTGTTGTATCAGCTTCAGGCTCTGATTTCACTGTTGACATTGACACTTCTAACTTTGGTTCATGGACCTCTGGTGGTATTGCAAACGTGATTCGTGGTGTTAACTACGACTCTGCAATTACTTCAAGCGGTAATACTGTATATGCTCAAAATAACATTGGAATCAAAGGTTTGACCCTTGGTTCTGCGCTTATGGTTGTGCAAAATGATGTATGGGATTACATAGCGATGCTAGACGCTGACTACACTAGCTAAATAAATCCCGGGAGAAATCCCGGGTAACTTATCTATCAATATAATGAGGTTTTATGAAAAAGAAAGAATTTGAATCAAAAGAAGAGGCTCAAGAGTATATTGAGAAAACTCAAATGACGGATTCTGAGATTGATGCGCGCTCAAGAAAAGTTGACGTTGCGCCAGTTATGCCAAAGATGGTACAGATTGAATTTAGAAACGAACGAGACGGCAATAAAACGCCACTTACCTTTCACTATCACTCTAAAACACATCCTCTCAAGCACTATACGCTCTTTCACGGCTATAAGTATGACTTGCCAGTAGAAGTTGTCGAGCACTTAGAATCGTGCCGTATAGCGCAATATGAGAACAAAATAGTAGAAGATTCTGATCGGCATTTGCCAGGATCAGTAGTACCAAAAGTTACTAGTTACAAATATATGTTTCACTGCAAACCAGTTAGGTAAAAATGAGTTGGTCATTAGGCGATATACAAAGTAAAGTACGTGAATATGTTGGTATGCCTGCTGAAGAGCAGCTATCGAGTGCTAATCTTAACACTAAGATACAGCAATTTTACCAATTCACAATGCCAAATGAAATTAAGAACCAAGTCCTAAAAAACTTTCTTAATTTTCGAACTACGCCTAATACCGCTACATACAGCATCTCAGGCACTTTCCTTACAAACGAACCCAAAGCGTATTGCGATGGACAATATGTTCGTTATTACCAAAATCCCGATGTTTTTTTTCAAGATTTTGCACCTCGTATCGTGAAGAACAACGTCGGGACTGGTGATGGAGCAACAGCAAACTATACCGGAACAGTAAATACCCCTCCTTTAGTTGCAGGTTCATTTTTGATTACTGGACAATCTACAGCTGGCACTACTTTAATTATAACGGATGATGGATCAGGTAACCTTATTGGTAACACGAATGGCACTACAAGTCCAGATAATGTTATTAACTATGTCACAGGGGCATTTAATGCAACATTTAATGCAGATATTGTTTCTGGTGGCACGGTCTATGTAAAGTACGACGCCTATACAGCTGCAAAGCCTCAAGGCATCCTTTTTTATGAAAACAAATTTACAGTACGTCCTATTCCAGATGAAGTCTATCAGATGCGATTAGAGGGCTTTGTAAAGACCGGAGAGTTAGTAACGACTCCAACATTTGAAGAGTGGGGGCAGTATTTAGCTCTTGGTGTAGCGCTTGACATCTTTTTAGAAAGGGGAGATATGCAGCGATACAACGAGTATATGGCTCCTTTTAAACGATACGAAAACATAGCACTAGCACGCACCATACAGCAATATAGCGAAGCTAGAGCCATACCAACATGGTGATATATGACATTTAACGGAAGCATCCCTCAACCAGGGGATTTTTTAAGCACCTCACAAGGTGATTTGCTTGCAAACATGCAGTTCTTAGCTGATACATCTACTAGATCTGGAATAACAAATGGGATATCTGTAGGCGGATATTACGATTTACCTAATGGATTAACTATACAATATTTTAGAGTTACAGGATCTTTAAGTATAGTAGATGGTACTACAATTCCTTTTCTAGTAGCTTTTGATCAGGCTCCCATATATATAGGTATGCAAGGAGTTACAAATACTTCTTCTGATACCGCGCTATGGGTTAATCCAAATAATATAACTTCATCAAGTTTTAGTATTCGAACAGGCACCTCAAAGGAATGGACTTCTGGAATTTTTGTTTTAGCAATAGGGTTAACTGCTTAATATGTCTTCTTTTCAACCTTTTCCTATAACCGCTTTTGAAACGGGTCAGTTTGACTACGTAGAGCCGTGGGTATCGCCTCGTGATGCATTTGAGCCTCTTGACAATGCATTTGTCTATAGAGGATCTGTACAGAAAAGAGCTGGTTATAAGCTATGGGGAAGGCTCCGCTATGAAAATAATGAAATAATTGCAAGTGGTACGGGTGTAGCTAACTATGAAGGGACGTTTTCAAATTTTCCTGTAGAAGTTGGAAGCGTGACAATAAGCGCAGAAAGAACAACAGGTCTAGAAACGTTTACCGATAATAGTGATGGCACTTTGACAGGCAGTGGTGGAGGAAGTGGCCTTGTAAACTATATTACTGGTAAGTGGCTAATTACAGTTGGTAGTGGAAACGTTGCAGCTACAATACCTATTGTCGGTACATATACATATACTCCTTCTATTCCATACACGCAAGAAGTTGTAGATGTTGGTGACGGCGTTGCCGATCAAACATTTAGTGGTACTCTTTCTAATTTTCCTGTAGATGCATTTCAAGTAACAATTGTAGCTTCGACTTCTGCAGGTCTTGAAATTTGGACAGATAACGGCTTAGGAGTATTAACAGGTGATTTGGGTGATACCGGCACTATCAATTACACTACTGGCGCTTGGTCGATAACTTTGGCTGGTGGTAGGTCAATTCCTGTAAACGACCCAATATTAAAAATTCCAGCAGCTCCAAACAATATTACAGCTCAATATATTATTACTGGGTCTGCAAGTATTGGACAGCCAATAATGGGCATCAAAAGCTTTATAGATGAAACGACTAATACCCAAACTCCCGTTGTTTGCGATACCAGAAGGTTATGCACGTACAACTTCTCAACTGATGTTTTCGATCCAGTAAACAGCGTCTCACAAGTAATTTATAATGGGGCAAGCGCTCCTGGTTCTATTACAATTAATACTGGATGGACAAATATAAATCCGTACGGTATTTCAGTTACAGATGGAACAAGCACACTTAATTTGGATCCATTAAACGGAACGCAATCAGAACAGTTAGTAGGAGCAGGGAATCTAACTAATGCAAACATGACCTTTCCAACAGGAAGTATTACAGTAAATTTTGGTGGGGCTGTATTTGGAGATCTAACAGTTACTTTTACTCTTCAAGGTGATTACTTTACAGGCGGAAATTCTAACTTCTTCAAGGCTGTTAACTGGCGTCCTAATACTGTAGGCGATAACTACCTGTACTTAACAAATAACTTTGACAGACTTACACGTTTTAATGGCACGACTCTTGACAGGCCTAGACTTGCAATTACAAGAGCAGATCATGACGCGTATATAAATAATATAGCGCGCTGTTTAGACGTTAAGGTCTATAAGTTAAGGCTTCTTTTAATACGTCCTACTATAGTTGGTAATGCGTATCCTGATGCTCAAAGTATCCGATGGAGCGCTCAAAGAGTACCAACAAACTTTATTGAAAATGAAACCGGTAATGGCGGAGAATTTTCAGCAACAACGTCTGAATGGATTCAAGGATCTGAGTTTCTTCGTGATACGCTCGTTGTTTTCTTCCAAGATAGCGTCTGGACTTTCCGTTTTACTGGCACTCAGGTATCGCCATTTAGATTTGACAAGATCAATGCTTCCAGCGGTAGTAATGCTCCTTACGGTACTGCCGATTACGATAATATGGTAGGCGCCATGGGCGCAAAAGGATTAATCAAGACAGATGGTAACAGTGTCAACAGATACGACATTAAGATCATTGATCAGTTCACGCAGATCAGACAAGCAGCGTTTGGTCAGTGTTTTACAGAGCGTTTTGATACCCTCAATCAAACATGGATGCTATTTGTAGACGTGTCAAATACGACAAATAATAGATCAAATAGAGCCATTGTATATAACTATCTTGAAGAGACTTGGTCTACTTATACCATTTCACTTTCATGCCTTGGAATTACACAAAACCCATCCGATGCTAGATGGCAAGATTTTCCTGGGCCTTCCGTTACTGATAAATGGGAATACTCTGATTGGTCTTGGACTAGCTACTTAAACGACCCATTAGCTCCAGTACTTGCAGGTGGTGGTCATACTGGGGAGTGCTACATTCTAAACCAGGGTAATACTGACAACGGCACAAACTATACAAGTACGATCAAGACGATGAAGCTATCGCCTTTTGCTCCTCAAGGAACACGTGCCCGTTTTGCTTACATTGATATCTACTATCAAGTAGATGCAGACATTACGTTTACTATAAACTTTTATGCCGGCAACTCTAAAGATATTGGAGCAACGCGCACTTTAACGCTTACTCCAGAAGTTACAAGCGATGATTTTGCTTGGAAAAGAGTATACATAGGCATTATAGATCAGTTTATTACAATAGAAATGATTTCATCATCACAGGGTAATTTCAAAATACCAGGCATGATTTTGTGGGCAAGCCCTGCAGGGAGATTGACAAGATGAGCTATCCACAAGATGAAAGAGAAATACTTGCAACTAATATCAATATGCCAAGAGATTACGAGTCATTTGATGACTGGTTTCAAGACCTTTATTTGGATATGTCTAGGTCGATAAACTCGCGTATACTTAACTACTTTCCAATGGCAATAACAGATACAGCACAAGATATCCGCAACTTACCAAACTATGGATCTTTTTTGATAATGGTATCTGGTATTGATGACACACTGCCTTGCTTGTCTGCTACTCTTAACAAGTCATCGTCATCACTAGCAGGAGCGATCGCTAACCTAGGAAACCAGGCAGGATCGGCAGGTGGCGCTTGGGCGGGAAATGTTCTTACCATTACATCAACTACTACTAACTTTCAAATCAGACATAACAGAGCAGGAGTGACAGGCAATTTCAATGTCCAAATCATCGGAACTCAAGGATAGTTTAACTTTTTATCGAACGACCCTACCTCGTATTATACCTCGTGAGCTTATTGAAAATATCAAGCACTGTAACTACACCCCTGATGAATTTTACCGCTATCACGAAAATCAATACGATCCATACACCAATGAGAAAAACCCTGATATATACCTTTATGTTCTAGCTGACAAAGAAAAAAAAGTGTGTGGCTTTTTTTGGGCTGAAATCAGCTCTGTTGATAACACTCTTTTTCTTAACAATATGAGGGTTGATAAGAAATCCTGGAATAGAGGAGAAGCTGTCCCGTTATTTATTGATCTGATAAAGAAAATTGTAACAGAGCGTAAGTGCAAAAAAACAGTCTGGATAACTACAAATCCTAAGTTTTATGAGAAGTTTGGATTTCGACAATCCAAGCATGTAATGATGGAATACGAAGGTCTGGATTTATCCAAAAAAATAGAAGATAAAATTGAAAAAGCGTACAATAACAAAAAAGTAGAGGCGTAATATGGGATTCAGTAGCGGAAAGCCGGAAAAAGTAAAAGTATCTTCAAAGACTCAAGAAAAAGCTGCAAAAGCTGGGTTAGATGAGTTTTTAAAAGGAAAAGGATTAAGAAGAGATGCAAGATCGCAAATTGGCAAGCTTTTAGAAGGAAGATATCTACCGGATACAAGTATTTCTGATCTTGGAAAAGGATTGCAAAAAAGCTTAAAATATACTCGAGGGGCTTTTGATCCTATGAAGCAGGAAGCAAGACAAGAGTTTCAGCAATCGACTTTGCCAGAAATATTAAATGCATTTGGCGCCGATGCAAAAAGCTCATCAGCACTAAACCAAGCGCTTGCTACTGCTGGAAAAGATCTGGAACTCGGGCTTGCATCAAGGTTTGCACCTATGGAAATGGGGCTTGCTCAGCAACTTTTAAACATGCGACAGCAAAATAAAGCAGTAGGGCTGCAATCAATGCTTGGCGCTGCATCTGTAGGAATGGGACAAGGTTATCAACCTCTTAGCTTGCCTTCACAGACACAAACATATGCTATTCAGCCACAAAGTAGCACAAGCTCAGACTTAATAAAAGCAGCTGGTGCTATTGGTGCGGGTTATATGATGTCTTCAAAAGAAGCAAAAGAAAATATTAAAGATTATGACAAGTCACTTGAAACACTAGAAAAAGTAAAAGTGAAGCAGTACGACTATAAAGTTGATGTTCCGGGAAGAAAGAACGACAGAGTAGGATTAATTGCAGAAGACCTACCGGAAGAGATAACAGCTGAAGTAGATGGCGTTTTAAGTGTCGATATCTACGGGCTTGCATCAATTCTAGTAAACTGCGTAAAAGATCTAAACAATGAACTGCAAGAGCTTAAAAGCAAACTTGAAGAGCAGAAGGTATAAATATGGTACAGGTATTACCTCAAAGAGAAACCGTTGGATCAGCAATTGCAGAAGCATTAGGCACTGTAGGATCTGCATATTTTGAAAGAAAAAATAGAGATGATCTTATCAAAGAGTATACCGATCCAAACACGCCACCTGAAAGAAAAGCGCAAATTGAAATGAGGCTGCCTACTCAGCAGTTAATGGCACTAGGAAAATTAAGGGAGTTACAAGCAAAGCAGCAAAGACAACAGCAACAAGACACCACCTATAATAAAATTATGAGTGAGATTCAAGGAGGCATGCAGCAACAGCCAATTCAGCAGCAAGACCTATTGCCAGCAGAATTAACCGGAAATTTTAATCAGCAAATGATGGTTCCATTGGATGAAGGTGAAATGCCACAACAACGAGTCTCTTCAGAACAAATGCCTAGTCAACTGACTGAACAAAAAATACCCGGTCAAAATGCACCGTACCCTCAGTCAGTTATAAATTCTTTGCTTTCAATTGACACACCGCAGGCTCGGGCTCAAGCGAGTAGCATGTCTAAATTTAATGAAGACATAACGAAGAAACAAATTGCTGATGAAGAGAGACTGCAAAAAGAGGGATTAGCTTTAAGAAAAGAAACTCTTCCCGTACGGCAAGAATATGCTACACGTGGCGAAGTAGCAAATCAAGCAATAGAAAACAAAGAGCGCTTGATGGAAATTGTAGAGAGAAATTCAACTGCCGAAACTGATGCTGAAAAAATAGATGATCCTATGTTTGCGCAATTAGCGCAGTACTTGCCATTAAAGTTAGGCGAAAGGCTTTTAAGTCCTTCAACTGCAGAATATCGAGCGGGGCTTTTTGGAGAGTTTGGCGCTTTACGTACAATGTTCCAAGGCGCAACCAGAATTGAAGAAATTAAACAGCTAGAAAATAAACTTGCTGGATTGTGGCTTACAGACGAACAAAAAAAACGAGTACTTCGTTCAGGAATAGAAGCGCTACAATCAGAAGTTATAAAATCTGACGTAGCTGCTGATATTGAAAAAGATATGCCAAATTTGGGGCCTGCTGAATTTCAAAGAGAAGTAACTAGAAGAGCAAAGCCACGCATACAAGAACAGCTAAATAAATTTTTAGAAGAAAATAAACAGATTGTAAAAGAAGTTGAAGAACGAAATAAAGCGTTTAAAAACTTTTTCGGTAAAAAATTTAATCAAGATTCTGTAGATGATAGAATAAAAGCTAAAGAACTCTCACGGTTTATTGAATATAAAAATAAAACTTTAGATGAAAATTCACCTCAAGGACAAGAAGTTATTGCAAGCATCTACAAATTTGCAAATAACAACCCTAAGAAAGCAGAACAGATAGCTAACAGATTAAAAATAAAGTTTGAGCAATGACATCAGTATTTGAAAGATATCAAAAAAAACAGACTCAAGAAGAGATACAACCTCTTGAAAAAGATGCTCCTGAAACGGGTGTATTTGAAAGATATTCAAAGACAGTTGATGAGCCAAAGCCTAAAGAAAAAACTGCTTTTGAAAAGTTTTCTCCTGAAGGCCGTGAATATGGCGGTGCTACTGAAATGCTAAAACAGCAGCTATTAGGTCTTGCCAAGCTTGGCACTTTCCCTCTTGATCTCATAAAAAAATCAGGGCTTGAACTAAGCGAAATGGGTTTGAAGCAAGCACAGAAAAAAGGCGATTTAGAAGCATACGAAAAAATAAAAGCTGAGATGGAACGTTTCGGCGAAGAGTTCCCTTCACAAGCAAAATATGAAAAAAAATTTACTGAAGCTACAGGAATTGAAACAGCACCTCAGTCACCAGAAGGCGAGTTTGCAAGAGAGACGGGAGAATTTGGTGGTGGATTTTTTGGCACACTTGGAGCATTAGGAAAAGAAGGGTTAGAAGCTGTAGGCGTTCCACAATGGTTAAGCACGCTTTTAGCTGCTGGAGGTTCAGGTATTGCTAGCGCTTCTCGAAAAGGAGTGCCAACAAAAGCAGGACAAGCAACAGAGTTAGAAAAGATAGCGCAAAGAGAAGGCTTACCACAAATGGCTATGATGGAAAAGCCTGTTGAATCTGTAAAAAAAGCTATTGTTCCAGAAGCAAAAAAAGAATCATTAGCTACAAAATTAGATCAATCCACTAGAGAAGCAGTTGAAAACGTTGTAGAAAGACGCTTTCCAATGGAAACGCTTGAGAAAAAAGGCATTGATTACGAAGACGCTGCTAATTTTGCACTTGATAGTTTAGAAACAAAGGTTGCAAACAGCCAAGCAAAAGTCAATTCTAATAGTGTTTTGGATTGGGTTAAAAATAAAAGAGAACAGATTACAAAAAGCGCTCCACAGCTTTCAAAAGCTGATGAAAAAGTTATTAGTGAATTAAACAATATTGAAAGCAACCTTTCAAAGGCAGGAGCAGAAGAGCTTACTGCTGAACAATGGATAAAACAGTTTAGAAACTGGAATAAAGATTCAAAAGCTCTTTATAAAACTCCAGAATTTAAAGGCTTTGAGGCTGATATGCATTTGATGTATACAGAGCTGAAAGAGGAAGCAATTACAGCATTAGAAAAATCTGGTCAAAAAGATATTGCAGATGCTTTACGAGAAAGCAATAAGCTTTATTCTGAATCGATGAAATTAAATCGAGTAGGAGAGATTTTAGAACCAGTTTTTTTTAAAGAGAAATTTGATCTAAACGCACTAAATCGTATATTAAAAAACAAAAATACAAGAAAGCAGCTAGAAATTGATCTTGGTAAAGAAGGAACAAAGCAGCTTAAAGATATAGCTAAGTACGGCAGAATGGCAAATGATCGAATAAAAGCGCTTAAAACTTCAAAATCTCTTGAAGAACAAATCAATAAACTTGGTGTTGTAGGCGCTATTGCTTTCCCATTTATTAAAGGCGTTAAACTACCTCAAGAATTATATAGAAAAGCTACAGGATATATTTTAACAAAACCTAAACTGAGAGCAGATTTAGAAAAAATATATCGAGAAGTTGGGAAAAAAGGCCTTAGCAAAAGTCTTCCGGCTCTTTCAGCAAATCTTGAAAGAGACATAGAAAGCGAGTACGGATCAGTTGATAACTTCTTAAAAATAATTGAATCAGATATTGAAAACGATTAATCTTCTTTCAATATATCGTAACCGATCCAGACCAATTGGCATGTCCAAGCAATAGCAAAAATAGCTCCAACAAGTAAAAAAAAGACTCCCATATCATTCCCTCATGTTTAGTTTGCTAATAAGAAATCTATACCTTTCTGTATTAGTAGATCGTAAGTATTCTAATAGTTTTCTTCTTTTATGAACAGCTTGTAATAAATAGTATCTAGTTTGTTTACAAGGTTTTATTCGTAGTTCAAATTCATAATCGTGTATTTCTTCAGAAAGTTTGGCACATAAAACGTTAACGCTCGATGTATCTTTTGAATGGACCCTCATTCGTAAAACATTGTCGCTTAGATTCATATGCAATACCCCGTGATTATTGTAATACATTAAACGATCGATCGTTAAAAGGTCAATTGATTTATCGAAAAAATAGGAGTAGAATTTCATTTCCACATAAACTATAGAAATTTTGTAAATTGGGGCAAATATGTCAAAATTAATTCCTTTCACTTATATCGGAGGTACAAACCTCCTATCTACGCCGATGAGATGCATCAGTGTAGATTCAGAACCTACAACCGCTCTTAGGTCAGAGCCTATCGGGAGTATCGCAATCGATATATCAGCAGAAGAAAGCTATCAGCTTGTCTCAAAAGCGGGCAATTCTGCTGTATGGATACCACTTCAAGGAGCAAACACAGCATCAAGAACAGACATTACACTGCAAGCAGCACCAGTAATGGCAACAGCAGCAGATACTGGCGGAGCTCCAACAGGTACTACAGGCGCGCTTAACTTAATGTCTTTTCAAGAAGGCGTTATGATGCAACAATTTATCTTAGGTGCAGGTCAGACAATCATTGCCCCTGTTATGGAAGCAGAAGGCCTCTTGATCTCACTTGACCTTACAGATAACGAGGGAGCAGAGTACAACTTTGGTACTGGTGTTGGAGTACCTGCAAAGCATAGATACACTATTGGTACAAGCAATGCTTTTTACATTGAAGCCACAATTACTGCAGCAGATGTTGGCGGACTAGATCCACTACTTGTTGGCTTTAGAAAAGAGCAAGCAAACCAAGCAGACTTTACTAGCTACACTGACTTTGCAGCCATAGGCGCAAGATCGACAACAGCTGCCGACGTAGTTGTCTTAGCAACAGATCTAAATAACGCTGGAGAAGTTTATACCAATACAACTGACGCATGGACAGATGGCCAGACAAAAACTTTGCGAGTAGATGTGTCTAAAAGTGGTGTAGTTACATACAAAATAGACGGATCAGCACCGACTACAACAGCAGCATTTACATTTGATTCAGGTGATGTTGTATGCCCATTCATACATTTACTACATGGTGCATCAACTCCAGGAGCTGTACACCTAGTTTCACTAAAAGTCGCATCACTTTAAGAGGTTTTAATGACTGATCTAAGAAGACAGATTATACCCGAAACGATGAGATCCCGTGATAGCGCAACATTCACGGGCTCTTATCAAACTCTTGGGTCTCCACTTGCTAACTCAGCACGAATTATTAAGTTTGTAAACGATAGCGATCAGGATGTTACTATCTCATACGATGGTACAAATGATCATGATATCGTACTTGCAGGCGGTTTTACTCTGTATGACTTTACGACTAATAGAAGTGGACCAAGCCCGCTTGCAGTATCTACCAACACGCAGTTTTATGTAAAAGGGGCTGCTGGTACTGGTCTTATTTATTTAGTAGTATTTTACGCAAACTAAGGAGTTCTCATGTCACAAGCAGGGGCAAATTCTGGGGGCGGAGGCTCTGGTGGAATTACACAAATAGATGGCAATACAGGATCAGCAACAGGCGATCCAATCAACATTTTAGGTCTAGGCGAAACAATAACAGCAGCATCGGGAGATACGGTAACGATCTTTTCTCCCAGAACTGCTACATTAGTAGTTGATCCGACTCTAGATGATGGTACTCATCAAACTATTCAGGCTGCTATCACTGCAGCATCGTCTGGCGATACTATATTCGTCCGTCCTGGAACCTATACTGAAAATCTTACTCTTAAAGCTGGTGTAAATCTTACTGCTTATCCCTGTGATGGAGATGCTCAAAGTGTATCCGTAGTGGGTAGTCATGATCTTCCGACAGCTGGTGAAGTATGTGTTTCTAACATGCACTTTATTACGCCAGGAATTGTCCAAAACATATTTACTTTGTCTGATGCTGGTGCAGTTTCATTCAAAGCATTTAATTGCACATTTGATATTGCTCATCTTACTGGTGTAGGAATCAATGTAACATCTACCGGATCTACAGCTTCTCTTGAACTTACCAATTGTAAAGGTGATCAATCAGATTCTGGAGCCTCAAGTATTTTTATTATAGATTCTAACTCTGCAGCTACTTCATATATAAAAAATTGCTATTTTACTAACAGTGGTGGAACAGGCGATAGAAGTACAGTAAGAACAAATGCTACTTTGTATGTTCAAGGATCCTCTTTTGCAAGTGGCATTAGAACACGTGATTCATCAAATTTATATGTGTTTGAAACAACCATGACATCTGCAAGTGGGTTAAATGATTATTGTATCTATTGCGATACATCTGGAACAGCAGAGTTATCTAATTCTACCTTTTACCAGTCTGCAAATGCTCCTTTATTTGTAGCAAGTGGATCTACACTAAATGTTAATGATTGCTCTTTACAAACCCCAGACACAACCCCGGTAGATGGCACAGGAACTGTAGTAATGGATGGCCATAAGGACGGAATTATATTTGGGTCTAATGTTGATTTTTCTGGAAACAAGAGTATTACTGGACAAGTAACTACAGATGGACAGCTTCTTATTGGCTCTACATCAGCTCCAAATATCAGAGTAGCTACTCTTGCATCTGCTGATAGCTCAGTGACTATTACAAACGGCGCTGGAACAATTGACCTTTCTACATCTCCTGGAGTAAAAATCACACGTTTTACTTCATCTGGGACCTGGACAAAAGACTCAAACGCTATTTCAGTTCGTATCATAGGTTGGGCAGGCGGTGCTGGTGGTGGATCTGGTCGTCGTGGTGCTGCTGCATCTGATAGGTCAGGTGGTGGCGGTGGCTGTATGTCAGGTATTTTCCACTACTTTGCTGATGCTTCTGCTTTTGCTGCTTCAGAATCTGTTTCGGTTGGAGCAGGTGGTACTGGTGGAGCTGCACAAACAGCCGATAACACAAACGGCATTGGTGGTAACGAAGGTGGCAACACGCAAGTGGGTGACATTGAAACTGTTGACTTTTTCAATCGTGGTGATGGCGGTGGCACAACATCAGGTAATGGCGGTGGCAGATGCTTCTTCTTCACCGAATCTAATCTTGATAAATGCCAAAACGGTGGTGGTGCTGGATCAAATGGTACTGGAGCAAATGGAGTTGCCCAACCGCTTGATGGTTTTGTAGGCGGTACTTTAGCTCCTGGAGGAGCCGGTGGTGGCGGCGGCGTGAACTCAAGTAACGTTGCAGCTAACGGAGGAACCGGTGGAAATATTGCTTTTGGCGGATCGACTATCATTGCTGGTGGATCAGCAGGAACTGCTTCAGGTGGTGCAGGAGGAGCCGGTAATGCTGGTGGGACATCTGTTACATCGGGCGGTTATATAGCCTCTGGAACCGGTGGTGGAGGCGGTGCTGGCAATGCAGCTGGAGCAGGTGGTGCTGGTGGCGCTGGAGCAATCCCTGGAGGGGGCGGAGGCGGAGGCGGAGCTTCTGTTAACGGATCTAACTCAGGAGCAGGTGGCGATGGTGCACGTGGTGAAGTTTGGATTTATGAATATTTAGGATAAAAATATGGCACGATACGCAGTTGTAAACGCAGAAAATAAAGTTGTAAACGTCATTGAATGGGACGGAGTGTCTACGTACACTCCAAAACCAGGTTGTAGCCTAGTGGCATCTGAAGTTTGTGATAAAGGGGATGATTTTGACCCTGCAGATGAGACATTTTTGAAAAAAGATGGTAAAAAGCATCACAAAAATAAGAAGCTAAAAGATTACAAAGACGGTAAATAATGTCACAAACAGGCGTGAGCTCTAAATCACTTGCTACATCTAGTGCAAACGCTGCATCAGCTGTTGATCTTGTTGATGATTTTATAACAGGTGTTGGCACCGGTACTATATCAGTGTATGGCTGGGAAGATGACTCGCAAGGAGCAAACTCGGGCATTTTTATGACCGACATTATAGATGCTGATCATCCAGGCATTGCAACTATTGCATCTGGGACAACAGCAGCTGGAACAGGCGCGCTTGCTTTGCATGACACTACACGAGGATCCATAGTGCTTGGCTCTGGTACTATTGTAGTAAAGTTTTATGCAAAGCTTAGAGGCCTTTCAGATGGTACCAATTCATACACAGCCGATATAGGGCTTGGAGATAGTATTACTTCTGTAATCCCGAATGGACTGTGGTTTGAGTATACTCATACAGCAAATTCTGGCGCTTGGCAGATAAAAGCAGCATCAGCAAGCACAACAACCACAGCAAACACAACGAATACAGCAGATACAAACTGGCATGTGTTTGAAATCAGAGTCAATGCCGATGCCTCATCGATACGATACTTTATAGATGGCGTTGAAGTAGATAATTCGCCCATTACTACAAATATAACTACAAGCGGAATAGGCCCGCAAATTGACATTGAGAATACAGGTGGAACAGGCGCCGATAGAAAAATAGATTTAGATCTGTTTACAATGCGCTATGAACTGACTAATCCGAGATAAAGAAAACCCCTCTAACGACGAAAACGAGGGGTAAGGAACCTGATATAGATCACCTAACTTTAACGAAAAGGTGAAATTATGTCCAGCCCCATTAGATCGCCTGGATACGATCAATCAACTAATCCCCCATCTGTCAGGATCATACCTTCTTCAGATCCAAAAAGAATACTACCTACCATAGTTTCCTACTTCCCCGTCCCTCATAATCTTGTAGTAAAATATGCAAAAGAGCACTATGGCTACGAAGCAAAAGAGGAGGATTTCCCGCATATGTACCCAGGATCAGAAGTAACACCCCCACCAGTACCGTCATGGAAAGCACCATCAATGATGGCCCCCGGAGAAGAGCAAGACGAAACAGCGACAAAAAGAGCAGCAGATGCAGCTAGAGGCGCATTTGAAGATATGGACCCTCCAGGAAGGCTAACAGGACTGGAAAAAGCAGAGCTAAATAGATTATCCAGCCAGCCGAGAGAGATCCCCAAGCAAGCTGAGGAGGAGGAAATCCCCTACCTCAGTCCTCCAAAGCCACGCAGACCAAGCCAGGCACTTACATGTAGCTATGCATCGCTTCCACCTCTTACGGGGTCTTATGATGCTAATCTTGAGGGTATGCTTAAGTCTCTGGAAGATACAGCCAAGTCTCATGACATGCCTCGCGCGGAGTATGACTAGCGATTTTCCACAGGATTTACTCGGCGACTTTGTGATCTTAAGCGATCCAGTGCTGCTTTCGTTATTTGGACAAAGTCTTTGGTCTGGATGGCTGTTGCTGCAAGTACAGCGCACTGAAGAGATAGATCAAAAAGCGCTGCTGAACACGTTGGATGCTGAGCTACTAACTGATCAGGACGTATATTGGGAATGATTGCCATGCATTTGTTCAAGTCATAGCAAACAATGTCAGCAGTAGCAAAAGCACGCACTGTTGACTTACAAGCATGCAAAAAAGCAGCAGAGTAAAAGCCAGCAGCAATGCCAGTCATGCCAAGCGTTATAAATTTAGAAATTTTTGACTGTGATATAAGATCAAGCTTTCTTTGAATAGCGTGACCACTAAAGTAACTCATAGAGTCCCCCTTTTTGTGATCACTTTACTATTTATTATTATTGATTTTTTGACAAGTAAAATGGGATGTCATCCGGCTCATCTGAAGAAGATGTTCCGGACCCTCTAGAATATGTATCGCTTCTAGGGTCTTTACTTTCATTCATTTTTCTTACTTCTTCTACTAAAAGAGCAAAGTTTTCAGATATTTCTTTTACATTCCATGCAATGTACTTTAGGGATAGTTTAGCGTCAGGTGCTTCTTTTTTTTCTGTCATTATTTTTCTCCTTATACTATTCTCATTTTTTTTAATCTTTCTTGGCTTGTGTATTCATCCGGTGATAAAAACAGGCATTCTTTCCCAAAAAAATTACGCATGTTTTCATCGAACTCTAACAATATAGCAAACTTTCTAAAATTTTCAGCTTCTATTTTTTTTGTCCTGTGCAATTGAAAAATAGGCCAGTTATTTTCTACTATCCACGAGTTAGATTGATCAATGAGCTCGACTATAAATTCGTCTAGTTCAGCTCTTTCACCAAAGAACTTCTTACCGGCAAATAGCGGTGGATGGGTCATCAAGAAAAACATTCGTCCTCCAAGTTAGGGTTGATGTGTATGACTGTTTTTTCTGTTTCTCCCCACAGCTTACGCGCATCTGCATGCCAGATTTGTGAGTCATCTTGATATATCAAGCCTGTCATAGCGTTTGTGTAGATATATCCTGTATTGTCGTAATCGGGCCTAACCGTATGCTTTATCATGTTTGCATACATTTGCTCTTTACGGCGTTTTGATGTCTTTTTTGGAGGAGAAAAATAGAAAAAGATGTACATCTCAATTGGACACGTATAGGGCTCTTTTGGAGCGTGTGGCGTTATTTGCCAGCGTATCTGTTGCAGTTCTTTAGATGACGGGTTGTAAAAGCCATTTCGTCCCTGACGAGCCATCTTCCTAATGATCGGACGGCCTAGTAGTTCGAGTATAAGCACGTGCACCTCTCGATCTAAACGAACACACATGCGTATTTTTCTACACTATTTTT